GTGCATTCTCTGCTTAACATCCATTGAAGTATCCCATTCGCCATCTTTAAGTTTTTTAATGACCTTGTCATACTTCATTCGTTTAGCTTCTTCAAGATCAGCTGATTCATATACTTCATACCCAGCTTTTTTCAACTGTCCCCCTTCTTTATTTGTTGAAGGAACCCAAAATGTGCCATCATCACCCATAAATATTTGAGTTTTATATTTCTGTTTCGAAGCTGCTCGCTTCGCTGCTTGAGGGCTTGAAAATTTAGATATATTAGAACTTGGTATTTTAGCTTCTTCAAGATCAGTAGATTCTTGTCGTTTACGCTCGCGGGCTTTAGCTTTGCGAGCTTGTGCTTTTTCCTTTTCTTCTTTAGCTTTAGCCTTTTGTGCTTTAAGTCGCTCTTTAGCTCTCTTTATTTTTGCGAGGTCTTCTGCCTTTTTATCAACAGAATCTGCCTTTTTAGTAAGACGCTCTGCTCGACCTGATCTGGTCAATCGGCCCTTAACTGTGTTTTTAACGGCGTTAGCTGCAAAAGCAGCGGCTGCTGTGGCTATAACATTTCCAGTTTGACCTTCACTCATTTCTTCAAGAGCTTTAACTCCGAATCTAGGGAAATATCTATCCTTTCTCTTTTTCTCAACGTTAGCCGAATCGATAGTGCTCATATTAGCGAATATTTCCTTGGCTTTTTTAAGATCACTTGAAGAAATCTTAGCATCTTGATCTTTCTTCATGAGTGAATCTCTGAACTTAGTAGCACCGGGTGTGGTCCTCAGTAACTCAATTGCGTGGCGAATATCACGATAAACAATAGCTTCTTCAAGATCAGTAGCTTCATTCATAGAAAGTAATTCTTTAACATATGCTACTAGTGCCCTTTGACCTGACCCGCCAGCAATGTTTTTAAAATCTTTCGAATTTGTAGATCTCTTCTTTCCAGAAGCTGGCTTAAGTTCTACAGAACCGGTATGACCTAGTACTGACATCGTAAACCAAATATATGCTTTACCATCTATTTCAACTCCTAATTGCCCGCCGCCATTAACATCAGTGGCTTTACTGTTGTCGGTAATTTTACCTGGCAACATTTTAATAATTGATAAGATAGTGTTTTTCTGTTTCGAGTCGAATGGACCAGTGTTGATTTCAGTATCTAATTTCTTTGGTGCAACAGCTTCACCCAGCAACTTAGCCTTATTGTCGTGATACCATGCGGCGTCAGCTGGTTCAGCATTTCCGCCAATCTTAGCAGCAGCCATTTTAGCACCTTGCCATTTTACCCAAGACTTTGACGGGCTTAGTTGCTTTCCTGTTTTCTTGTCATAGATGATCCACTTGGCACTTGCTTCAAATATCTTATACGCTTCTTTAATTTTGCTTGGAGTCGAATCAATACTAAACGTCTCAGACTTAACAAAAGCTTCAATCAAACCTTGATTATCCTCATTAATAGCAAGCGATGCTACTTTCTCTAAGCGGAGCGTGTTGAGGCTCTTCTTCTCTTCAACGATCGCGCCATCATCTGCTTCTTCAATCTCTTCTCCTTCAGGACGGCGAGAGCTCTTTTTGGGATAGATGATCTTAACAGGATTATTCGTAATGAAGATCAACTCTCCGTCTAAATCGAGACCAGCTGCAGTAGCATTTCCATTAACGTGATTCAACTTATTCATGACTCCAAGTTTAATCGATCCAGGTCTTACTGTAGAGATAAGCGTCTTTAAGTCATGCTTCTTAATAAGCTTTGCTTGTTTTGCTTTATCTCCGTTAGTTCGAGTCCATGCTTGTTCGAGCTTTTTGAAAGGTACAACCTTTGCCTCATGGAGCTCAATTGTATAGATAGCGGTGTTTGTGTTTAGTATTTTCATGTTTCCCATTTAAGATTAAGTTATTATATTTATAAAAATCTCACCCTCCAAATTCATGTCCAGCGACTCTTTTCATTTGTTTTTTATATTCTTCGAAGTTTGGTTTTTCTTTATACAATTTGATTGAAATGTTATCGCGTTCTTTACCCTTGATGCGCCATTTGTAGCCGCTTTCGAGGTGTTCAGGTTTAGTTACTTTAACTACACGACGTTTGAACCCATCTTCCCAAGTTTCGCTTTTACCTTCGCCTTCGTTGACTGATTCTTTTTTGACTTTAGCGGCTAAGTCTTTATCAGCACCGCCCCAAGTACCTTTGCTTTTTGAGATAAACGAGTTAACACGAGCAAATGCCCACTGCTGAGGTGTTGTTCCTGGGCGATGGCTTGTCTTATACGCTCCCATACCGCGATCAAATACGCTTTTTAGGACACTATACGCAATACCAGATTCTTCCGACTTCTTTTCAAGTCCTTTAATTTGTTTTTCGCTTAGTTGACCAGGTGTACCCTTTTTGTAGGTTTCAGCTGCTTTATCTGTACCATCTTCCAGTGCTTCTTCAAGCGATTGAATAAAATACTTATTGCCTTTACTACATACTACGTAATTAGATTTACGTTCTTGGATAGTAATTTCAACATTGCCGTTTGCGTATACAGTATCACCTTCGTTAAAAATAGCGCCTGAAATATACCGCTCACGCTTCTCAGAAACCGTTGGAAGTTGAATATGCTTCCGGAAGTTCGTCATTTCTTTTAGTCCCATTCTTTTACGAATGAGATTAAAGAGCTCCATATCATCACCGTAGTCTCTAGGTATTCCACTTGAGAATGCTTTAAAATCGCCAGCGGTTGCAGCTGCTCTCATTTTAGAGGCAGACATTCCAGAAACACCATCAGCATCTGGATCTCTTTCACCTGCCGATTGGAACGTGATAGTGTCGAATTCATAGAAGCCGTGTCTAGATTTAACACCATTAAACTTATTCAATAATGTTTTGAATTCTTTAATGCGATCTGATCCAACAATCATTGTAACATCAGTATAGCCTTGATCATATAGTTTTACCGCGATGTTGAATACTGTTTTTATCTTTTCATCAAGTATGATGTTGCGAGCGTACTTAGGAAACATCTTACGCATGATAGATACCTTCTCTTTGTATTTGAGAGGATCAGTATCAGGCTTGTTTGATTGTGATGCAAAGATCTTATAGTCACGTCCGCTTGCAATCTTGGTGACAGCTTTGATGAGCTTTTCATGACCGACCGTAGGAGGATTGAATCTACCAAATGTAAAAACTATCTCCTTCTTCTTCGCTTCTGTAAACTGCTTAAATGATTTCATTATTTAGATTTGACTTTTTTCATCTTAGATAGTTCATCGAGTCGACTCTTTCGCTTTTTTGCTTGATACGCAAGTAAGCCGTCAGGATCAATATCGGTTCCCGCCTGCTGTGTGTAATCTACAGTGAGGAAGTCTTTGAAATTTATCGGCAACTTGTTCATAATTCTATTTATATATTTTTGTTACTATCGCTCCCAACCCTTAATGGTATCTGGAGAAAAGTTGTTAGTTGAAAATTCTAGGCGGTCGACCAGTTTTACTGCGCCGTTAGAGGCTGTGTCGATTGCAACAAAGCCTTCAGACCCAGTAACCTTAAATCCGTTCTTAGTGCGAATGAATGTGTCAAGTTGTTTCACTTGATCTAGTTTACTTATGATAAGCAGCTTAGCATCAACAATCGCGTTCTGAAGTTGGTACATTAGATCAAGGTTTTTCTTATTCTCTTTTGAGAAGAACTTCATTTCCTCTTCGTGCTTTGCTGTAACGTTTGCTTTGCCCTTATCGCTTGAACGTTTTTCATATTCCTTCTTAAACTTCTCATCAAACCATGTGATAAGATCTTGAACATGCTTAGTCGTATTTCCAATGCGTTGTCCTTTACGAACAAGAGTATTATTGAATGTCTCAAGTTTAATTGCAAGAGCTTGATTGGATTCAAGTTCTTTAAGAGTTGAGCCCGCGATCTGTTGAAATATCTTTCCAGCTTTGGCAAGTGCCTCAGATACTTGTTTTGTTCCGCTCGCAGATAGAGTCGCTTTACCTGAAATATCTCTGAAGTTAGCATCTTGATACCAGACAGAAGCTTTCTTTTTGAGGCCTTTTAAATCAACCTTAAAGGATGCTTTCATTGATTCAAAGTCTTTTCCTGTGTATGTAGTATGCCATACAACACCGAGATTCGCCTTCTGTATAGTTTTAGCGAGTGCTGATTTCGCAGGTACCGCATAAACAATAGTGTTAGGCTGAAAGGTTATATACTTCTCACCGTCGATTGATTCAGTTGCTAAATCACCTTTAGTAAACATGATATCACCTTGAATCACGTCTTTAATACCAAGATCTTTCAATTCATTAAATGCAATCACTAGCTTTTCTGCAAGATCTCCTGACGTGTCAGCTCTTACTTCAGCTTCTGACTTATACACCTTAGGATCTTTATTGAAGATACCTTTCTTAGCAACAAAGAATTGGCCATCTTCTGGATCGATACCAGCGAAGACGGCAGGTGCTCCATCCCATTTGACAGTTACGTCAGTAGAGGAACTAGTATTTCCTGCTAGCATATCTCTTAAAGAGCGGAGAGCAAAGATCGCTTCTCTCGTTCCTTTGACACCGCCATAGATGACTGCATCCTCAAGATGTTGCATGTGAGTATTCTTACCAGCTTTGGAAGCTTCGGCTAGATATGTTTTAAATGTTTTCATCTTAAATTCTTTAATTGGTTTGCCGTTAGGCTCTTCAATTTCTAATACTAAATTAGTATCGCCTACTTTATAAATTCTATGGTATTCCATTTTTGAAATTTTTAAAACATCACCTTCTTTTAACTCGTAAGGTACAGCGTTATCCATTTGAAACATCCATCCATCACCTTCTAGTATTGTAATAACACGATCTGCTCGATCACGGTGCCAAACCAATTCATCTGATTCAATGTTAGATTCAAATGTACGAATCTTTACTTTACCTTTTGTCTTATCTGTATATGGTTTACTCATATTACCAAAAAAAGGATCCTCCGCCTTTTAGACCAAGCTGTGATGCATATCGTGGAAGATTGCAGGACCAATAGCCTGGCTTTGTTTTATCTTTCTTTAAATGGCATTGGTGTCTAGCAGCGAAAGATTTGCGAGCTGCTGGATCATCGATCTTAGCCTTAAGACCAGATGTGTCACCAAACTGAACCTTGATTACGTTCCCCTTGTCATTCTTAACGTAGACAAAAAATTTCTTTTTGCCACCACGCTTTGGATCGTTCAATTCAACTTCCTTGCCCTTATATTCTGCTTCAATCAATGGATGATCTAATGGTACTTCTTTACCTTCATGCATTGCAAGCTCACCAATATCTGTTGACATAAGATACTCGTCGAATTCATTCAAAGGATTCACCGCGGATTCTTTCATCTGTCTTGCGTGACAAAATAGTTTATAATAATTCTCCGAGTGTGGTCGAAAAATGTTATGTGCTAAAGGTATTTGATTCTCTCTATGGAATCTTAGTGCTGCGTCGAGTTGACTCATTATTTTTCTGTTAATTTTATGTATGCGCTAGAGTCGGAGGTTGAACTACCAGCATAGTTAACAAGCTGAGTGACAAACTGATCGGCCTTCTTGCCTCCAGCAGCTAGAATGTTAAGAACGTGCAATCCTCCGAGTTTGCCATGAACCCAGACATCTGCTCCCTTTTTCAGCTTTTCAAGTTCTTCAACAACTTGATCAATAGAGATTGTCTTATCGTGTTTTTGTAGCATCGATGTAAAGTTCTTAAGTGCCTTTGTATCACCTGCTACGACCGCTTTAGCTTCCTTCTTCAGGTCGCTATTCTTAGGCAAGAGGTTTTTTCCATAGACTCTATAAGATGCATCCTGCATTACTCCCCAAGATGCACCACCACCACGAGCGCCTTTACCTTTAATCTCTACTTTGTGAGAACCAAAGGCGCTGTTGGCGCTTAAGGTCATGTAACCGCCTTGAAAGTCTACAAAATTAGATTTGGTTGTATACCATTCACCTTTTGACACCGACTTGACACGGCCACCCGTAAATTTATGATCAGCTGTCACAGGAGGTCTCACTACATTTTTCTCAATGCCAACAACTGCTCTAGAAACCTTTTTGAGCGAAATACCAACTAATCTTTTTTGAAGGTATAAATCTAAAATATCATTATTAAGACCTTCTACCGAAGCTGTATCGAGTTCATTTATACTGAAACCTTTTTCTTCTGCCCAAATATCTCCAGGATTCCACTTATCGTCCTTAAGTGGTTTAAACCCGTTATTCTTAAACGCAGTGTCTTTAGAGGAATAAATCGCCTTCATGAGTTTATCATCTCTATGAAAAATCATACCCCTTTCAATGATTCCCTTGTCCATAGCATACTGCGCAGTTAGATAAGATGACATTTTCCAACTATCATCAATCGCGAGGATTTGTTTAAGACTCGTGCCTCCAACGCTTACAGACTTAAACGCTTTAGTAAGAACATTATCAGTGAAACTTTCAATCGGCATAGCAGATCCAATTTCCAACATGGCAGCCATCCATACACATTGTGCAGATTCACCAATTGCTGTTTGCTTTGTTCCACCACCAGCTCCTGCGCCTCCACCGAATTCTTTAGTTTTAAGTAGAGCAGACGAAGAAATTGTTTTACCGTCGAGGCCAGTTAGATCAAATGCTTTACCATCTTTCTTAAACTGTTTAATAGAAGATAAGGCGTCTTCTATATTGGCCACTGTTATTTTTCCACCCTTTTTAAGCTCTAATGGAATTTGCTTTTTAATAAGATCTGCGAGTATGTCAGCACGATCTTGACCATTATAAGGACCAGCAGTAGCAGACTTCTTTAATTCTGCAGGTGATAATTCTACAGCCTCAAGTAAAAACGTTTGAAAGGATTTTAGCGTATTAAGCATATGTTTCGATCATGCGAGTGAGTTCAGATTCAGAGACACTTACGCCAGACTTAATAGTACCAGCCATCATGTTTAAAGCACGGGATAGTTTTCTTAAATTGGCAGATTGTTTAGACTTACCTTTACGTAGCATGTCGACAACTGACTTACGTGTCTTTAAGTCCAGATCGAAATCACCATCCAACTTAATCTTACCAACAATGGTTTCCATGAAGTCATAGATCTCAGTTTCAGTAGGGTCAATCTCGATCATAAACGCTCGAGTACGAAGAGCACCATCAGGATCAAGTTTGTCCATCTTCAAGTTCGAGATAAAGATAACCTTACCCGTGAAGTTGAAGTAACGTGGGATCAAATTGGCATCGATCAATTCTTGAGGATCTTCGTATTCGTCAGGTTCAACAACGTTCTTCCCCATCTTATTCCAAACCAACTTGCGAATCTTCTTAGTATCAGTAGCAGCTTTAAAAATGTTACGTGCTTCTTGATCTTTCAGTGCATCATCAGAATCATCGAAAAGAATAATACCGTCTTGATTCTTAAACAAGAGTGAGTAGATACCTGCAGCAGATGCTGTACCAGTGTTCTTAAAGTAACCATTACCATCAGACAAACCTGCATCTTTTAGTACCTTTTCAACGGTGAATGTCTTACCAATACCACCGCGACCTGCAATGAAGAGTGCGTTCGCTGCACCAGATATTGTCATCTTAATCAGATTCTCTAAGTCAGCCAATTGCTTTTCATAATCCAATCGCTCACGGCTTGCTTCTAATTCGTCAAGCTGAGGATTATGTGAGTATGTTTCTTTAGAAGTTCCTGAGCGGACAGTACCACGGGTTGTGCCGATCGCTGATAGAATTTCGCTCCTTTGAGAAAGAAGTTTCTTAACATCTGCAGCACTTCCAGACCAATTATACTTTCTTCCATCCTTTGCAATGATAGCTGGATTTCTAGCTTCCATTTCGTCGAAGATTTTTATACCAACCGACTTCCAAACTTTAAACACCTTTTGCTTTGTAAAACCTGGGCTTGAGATAAGAGAAACTACATTATCATATGCATCTTCTGGATTAACTGCTTCATTCAACTCTTCGCATTCTTCGCCGTCTTCTAGGCTTTCGTTGAGAGGAGCACCCATTGGGTATGTTACAAATTTGCCAGACTTTACCTTTCCAGCTTTGATCATATCAGCAAGCTGTGGAAGAATTTGTACTAATGATACATCTGCTTCAAAAGAGATATGATGGTTTGGTCCTGCTGATGAACCATTCCATAGATCGATCGAAGATAGATTATTAGTGTTAGCTGATCCAACAGACTTCCAATTGAATCTCCATGATTCAATCTTTTTGCCTGGAGCATAGAATCTTACTCCATACCCAGCGCCATTTGAGTTTTTGAACTTCTCTAATCCCTGAGTTACAAAAATCTTGCTGTTACCAGTCGCTTTGCGAAGGTACTTAAGCATTATAACAGAGGCCTTTTCGAGAGATCCTGTAGAGAGCTCTTCATTGATGTATTCTTTAAATTCTAGCATTGTTCCCATGGTGTGTTAAGTTAAATATTACTACTTAAGTCTATTTATAACAAAAGAGATTTTAATATTCTGCCCATTTGCAGTTTTTCCAGCGGCTCTGCTCGAACCAACGGATGAACAGTCCTTTTTCCCTTCCATGAGCTTCAATCTCCCATGGAAGGTCGTAATAATGCGTCTTATTGAGATTGATATTATTGCCTTTCCATTTACTTAAATTAAAAGAATTAGTGTCCTGTAGTTCACCTCTAGCAAACTGCTTTACGTGTACTATCTCATGCGCAATAGTTTCTAACATTGTCTGGAGCGGTTGAGTTGAGTCAACTCGTATTGTAAACTCTCTTGGTCGTGTGCGACTATCTTCCCATATACAGTCTCCAGCAACGTTATCCTTTTGACTCAGTCGAGGAATGAGGTTGATGTCTATGCATAGTCTATCTCGCAGCCGCGGCATTAACTTCATAGCAGCGCAGCGCGCGAGATCCTCTGCCATCTCGCGCTTCTTTCTACCAGATCCGATTGCAGTAATATTCATTATATCTTAAACGCGCTGAAGTCCTTATTAGGTGTCGATGGTGCAGATGTTATTTCATCACTTGACAATGTCTGAGCAGAAGCTTCAACATCGTATAATCTCATCTTCGATCGATCAATACCTACACAAAACCTTTTGTGTTGAGAGATGTCATTATATCGATTCTTCAATTGCTTTATCATTACTTGATTTGCTGCTTCAAGTTGTTCAGTTGATATAAGAGCAATCATAAGATCACATGTTGCTGGCAAACCAAAACTCTCAGACGTAT